AAAGATTTGAGGAAAGCCTTAGACAAATTCCGAGATATACTGCTGGACAATGATGCTTGCGACCATATACTTAGTGAATATGATAGTTTCCATGACTTGTTTTCTGTTTTCCAGAAAGACAACGAGAAAGTATTGAAAGACTTACTATTGAAAGACTTGGCTAAATATAACTTGCTATGTGAACTTCAAGCGTCAATGATTTCTGGATTGAGAGCATTCAAGAAGGGAGAGAAATGACTAATTTTAGAGAAAGGATGACAGGGACAGAAAGCGCTGGAGATCTAGCGATCCGAATTCCTTTGAAGAAACTAGTGCCTAAAGCTCAGTTTCAGCAAGTCATTATCCTGGAAGCAACGAATGCTGATGCTCTGATCGATAACAGAGCTGAGAACAGGCCTTCAGTTGTCGGCTTCTTAGATGGTCCGGTACACTTGACAAGTAATGCAGTCAAGCTCCGCGATGAGTACGTAACTAATGCTCTAGAGTCTAAAGGCTACATTGTTGTGAGATATCCCTACAAGCCACCGCTTACGCCTAAACAAGCTGAAGAGTTTGCACAGAAAATAGCAAAGGCAAACGGGCTATAAGCGATAGAGAAAGAAAAAGGGAAAGAGATGAAGCTTACTGTTTCAGTTTCTGTTGAGGAGTAGGTCCTACTTTCACGTTTGAGACGCTACCCAGGGGCCAGGCAGTAATTAGTTGCCCTGCCTTTGATGTCAACTTTAGTTCTACTTGTATAATTTCCCCGTCGAGAAGTGTTTCTCCTTTGAGTGTAGCGACATACTTCTCTTTTTCGTCGTCAGCAAGATGTCTGACTACAGATATTTCGCAGTCCATTTGATTTTTTCTCCTTGTCTTCTATTCTTTAGTTCCGTTTAAAAGTCTTGCTGAATAACCGCAAAAAAGGCTCCGATGGCACGAGTAGGTACTTCTAAGCTAAAGAGGCTATCCTAACAGCGTCAACTTTATAGTGTCATGCCCTTTCCATGCATTTTCTACATTATTATTAAGAATCGTAAGACTTAAGAATATTGATTATCAGTTTCCGATGCAATAAATGGACTTGTCGAAAGCTGAAAAGGCTGTTTTCTCCATTAGCTGAGAAAAAACTGTCAAAAATCTGGCTAACTATATAAGGCTCTGAAAAGTATCTCTATGTTGAATTTTGGAAAATCCTGTTTATTGCCGAGTGAGTCTGGCATTTCTGAGAATCTTCATAAGACTTACAAGCCTTGCAAGCTTTGCATACTTGAGCCTGGACCTTTCTTAGATCACTTCTAGAGTCACTCATACACTATCACTCATACACTATACTAGAGAGTTTCTTCTATGAAAAAGTGCTGGAATAAAGACTATTCACCGAAATGCTCCCACCACCTGAACGCAAAACGTTCTACACAAGACCTAGAACAATGAGGCCATGCAACATCACATGACATCAATGGACAATCCCAGAGAATCACCCGTTCACCAGAAACGGACAAGTTCAACGCTTCAAAATCAGCCAAGATTTTAGCGTCTGACAGAATCCGAGCTTGCCTACATTCCACAAAACCATCAAATCGAGAATCAGACTCTACAGAGTCAGAACTACCAGAATTAGCCTTCAGAACACTCACTACCCACTAAACCAACTCGTATCACTAGACACACATCTACAACTACTCGAATTTAAGACTTACCCAATAAGAAAAAAGCTCTCAAGAGTATACCAGAGAGAAGTGTTAAAGTAGCTTTTTCTAGATTTTCTCTCTCGTTTCTCTTTACTTTTCTTTGTCTAGTCTAGTCTCTATTCTATCTTAAGTATTGAATTATAAGACAAGTTTAAGGCGTTAGGGCGGCTTCTCCTCTTCTGAGCTTATCCAGGCGACCCAGCTATCAAGAAAACGATAGAGAGTTGCTTCTTGTCTTGCTGAACTAATTTTCTTAACTCTTGTCGGTATTCTGCGGAGATCTACTTTTCTTAGAGCTCCAAGATCAGTGTTGAACTTTAGGAGCCTGTGAATGATGCTTGTGCTTCTGCCGAAAACTTTAGCTAGAACGTTAATTGTGTAGCGGAAGTTTCTGCGGAGCTTAATGATCGCAGCTGCTTCTCGGGGAACTAGCGGGATTCTTCTTGCGAAAGGCTTATTTGTTGAATACTTGTTATGTAGCATTTGGCTGATTCTCCTACGTCGCCTCTTGGGAGATCTGCTGCGCTCCTGTCCGACTCTTCGTTCGCGGAGGGTCGGACAGATTAAGCTTTCATTATTTTGCCCATCTCACTATTTAGACTTATGCTTGTGGCTCCTAACATTCTCGTTGAATTCTAAAGTGAAGTTGTGCATAGAACAAAAGCAAAAGTTTATATTAATTTTCTTGTCAAGCTAGTCTCGAGCAGCAGCAGAGCAATACCGAGAGAAAGACGAAAGCAAGCCGCCTAAGACGCTTCCGCACAGACGGCAAGAATCTTTCTTTCAGCATCTCAAGCAAAGTCAGAATCGCCGAAGAAAAGTAAGCGCCTCTGACAAGCGAAAGAGGACCTGCAAGACAAGCGCTCGCTTGCCAAAGCTCAAAGAGCCTAGAAATATGACAGGCTTCTTACTCTTTTCTTTATATTGCTAGCTTCTCCGAGAGGCTAGCGTAAAACCAAAAGAGACGAAAAATATGGAAGCATGTGAAAGTAGAGTAAACAATCTTTTGGCAAGCTTGAGCAACTTGCCCGATAAGGATGTTAAAGGAAAGTTTGATGTCCTCATTGAAATCATAGAAGCTCAAGGAAAAGAAACAGAACTACTAAAAACGGAAGTGGAAAAATTGAAAGCGCAAGCAGAATGGATCCCTGAAATCTTGGCTTCTGACGGCACTAAGACTTTCAAGGCGACAAGTTTCGAGATGTTTCAGTCTCAAGGGACGCACACGCGGTTTCGAGCTAGTGGCCATAAGAACCAGAGGATAGAAAGTTTGCAGCTAAAAGGGGAAGTCTAGAATGAGCGAACATATAGAGCCTGAAGAATCTCGAGCGAACAAGGCAGCTTTAGAGAAGTGTCCAGAATGCGCCGGACCCTTAGCTTACAAACATGAAAACGTTAATGTTGTCTGGCTCTGGTGCCGGAAATGCAAAATGGCAGTCGTTATAAGTCAAGAAAACTGGAAGGGGAAAAAAAAATGATATGCGTAGTCTGCGGAAAAGAAGCAAAAAGCCTGATCTACATGAGCGGAATCTACCAGCCCTGCGGTCACGTTAGCCTAACAAAAGAAGAGATCGCAAGCAACAAAGAAACAGTCAGACAGATCAACAAGATGTTTACAGTTTACAGATAGTTGCAAAAGGAGGTGAAAAACTTGGAGAATATAACAACAGAGAAGCTCGATTATGGAAAGATAGATTCTACATGGAATCAGTATGGCCTTCAAGAAGCATACATTAACTACGGCAAGACAGAAAGCGGCTGGAAAGCAATAATTAAAAACGGAAAAATCCTCAGCATAGTAAGAAAAGGCTACAAACTTATTCCAAACGAGGAAGCCCTCGGCATAGCAGACAAAGCAGCCAAAGACGCTAACCTAATCCCCTTCGACAAACTCAAACAGCAAGAACACGCCAAAGACTTCGGGCGGCACGTTCTTCTAGAGAAAGACGGAAGACGAATGCATGCAGCATACGCAGCAAACACAGACTACAAAATAGGAACAGACAAAGTTTTCGTAGGCGTCACAGTCAACAACAGCATAGATAGCAGCCTTAGCTTTAGCACAGGATACTTCACTTTCAGAGGAACCTGCCAGAATCTCGTCCTCGGCATCGCAAGAAGAATGAGTGCCTTAGATAGAGAAGCGGTCAACTGGGTATATCGCAGGCACACAGCAAACTTTGACATAGAACTGAAAGACGTTCTTATCAACGCAATGGACAGCGCTAAAAAGGTTCTCGAGCAATACCGGGAGCTCGCAATAGTCGAAGCAAACAAGGCATGGTTAACTAGGATCCAGAACAGTCGCCTCAGCAAGAAATCTCTGCCAGGCTACCTGAAAGCAGAAGAGAAGCAAGCAACGATCGTGCCAGAACATCTTACTCAATGGCAAGTCTACAATGACATAACGGAAATCATTTGGCACAATCCGAAAGCGCAACTCAAAACGAAAATCCATCAATACAACATTTTGCATAAAGCGATAGAGCTCAAGATCTGAGGTGAGGAAGATGCAGATGATAGATGAAGAAAAGCTGAAAGCAAACCTGAACGCGGAAAGAAGCTGCTTGTCCTGCGCGAAACTTAACGTCTGTGCTCCTCTCCGCGCGATTAGTCAACTACTGCAAACTTGGGAAGATAAGAAGCCTTTCTCTCCTGAGAACCTGGCGAAAATCTGCCAAGAATACCTAAGCGCAACAATAGTCAAAAACTTAGAGGAGATGCAATGACAACGACTGGAGAAACAAAGAAGCTCGAGGGCTGGGCTCCGCAAGCTCAGCCCCCAGAAAACGATGAGATTAAAGCTCATCGTCAAATGGTCGTTGAAATCGTCTATGGCCTCTACTGGAGAAAGATGCAGCGCCTAAAAAGTATGGGAATGCCTCCTCAGCCAGTCAGCCTAAGCGAGGTTTGGGCAGAGTTTGTCAGCAGAAGATTAACCCTCCAAAGCATTAAAGACTGGAAATGGCATCAACATGAGAAACGCTACTTAGACCGAAGAGTCAACGAGGCAGCATGTCCAAACTTTTATGAGAATAGAAAGCCGAAGATAATAGCAGCGTCAGCAGGAATCTATCTTCCTAATCTAGAGGAGACGGAAATATGAGCATAAAAACAGAGATAGAACAGACGAAAATAGGCTACGTTTTCCACATAAGCATAGAAGAGGAGATCAGGAAAAACACAGAAGCAAAGTATCCTGATAAGCTTATCGTGAAAGCAAGCCTAGAAGGAAACGAGAAAACCTTTGAAGAAACAGTCAAGAGACTGTCAGAGGCAAAAACCCAAGTTTTGTCAGTCCTTAAAATAACAGCAAAGGAGGTGGAATCATAATGAGTTCTCCTAATATTTCTCTCGAGATCCTGGATGCTGTTCTCGCTCAAGGCTATCTGCTTAATCATCTTCTAGAAGTCGTAGAAGACATTCAACGGCAGCTTTCAGGAAAGCCGAAAGAACCAGCTCCCCCGCAAACTTTGCCGCCTGCTAAAGAACAACAGAAAAAGACAAGTCCCTGGCAACAACAAGAAGGAAAGAAAGGCATATTCGAGCTCCGGACAGACGTCGACACAAACGAGTACCTAACACTCAGAGATGAGATCTTGAAGGAAAATGGGAAACTAGCTAAAGAAGGCTTCTTCTATTGGATCATGCAGAACAAAAACGGAATAGGCCGAAAGCCCCTGAGGAGGTGAAACTTATGCCTAAGCTGCGTGAAAACGGATGCAGAAAAGACTCGGAAAAGGATGGCGACAAATAGTAATGTCCAACTCAGGAGGAAAGAATAGTATGAAAGTTGGAGAACTCAAAGGTGCAAAGAACATTATCAGAATCGAATGCTCTTGTTCAGGCATCGCTATCTGGATAGCACATGGAAACAAGAAGTTCGATGCTAAAGAAAGACGCAAGTTCATAGAAAGCCACAAAGACCATGAATTAAGCCGCTACCAAGCTAGATCAACGGTATTTTGAACTGCCCCTGACGAGTTCCAATTTTGGAACGAAACAACCCCTTTTTTCATGTCCAGTTTTCAGGCAGTTTTCTATTCACTAATTCGAGAGAGAAGGTTAGTTTATTTGGCGAGAGCTTTCTTCAGGGACACTACAATGTTTACGATGATCGATAATGTTGTTGCCCATGAAGTAGGCAAGCCAGCTACTCCCTGAGTTATGATCATGGCAGTCTCAAAGAGAGCAAGCGTTTCAATGAACTTGTTCTTGTCGTAAGCTTCAAGTTTTCTGGCGCGTGCACTTGCGCTTATGTAGCCTCCGATGTTCCAGATGAAAGCCATGATAGCGCCGAGAGCAAGAGGATTCTGAAGAATCAAAATGACGAATTCAGCATAGTCCATATTTACTCACTTCTTTAAGAGATCCAATATCTGAGTATATCTTGCCTAAGAATTTTGCTGTACACTAGCCTGCTACTTTCTTGTTGAACTTGCCTATTTTTCCAGCTACTTTCAGATTCCCTTTCGCGTCCAAGAACAGTAAGATCTTGCCTTTCGGATTAAGAAAAGCTAAACCCTTCGGCAAGCCTAACTTCTCAGCTTCTGTGATTCTAAAATTGTTCTCAAAGACGATGTCTGTTGCGCTAAAGTTTGCACAGTTTACGCTGTTTGTTGATATGCCACCGTTAAAAGTTATTTTGCCTGAGTATACGCTGGGGACATGGTCTTCAGGCACAGTCCCGCTTGATATGTCGCCACCGCCATGAGTATGACCTGCAGGCGTATATCTCCCATCAGGCTCAACATAAAGCGGATCAAAACTTGCGCCTCCTCCTTCTAAGATAAGGCCAAGGTCTCCGCGCGGCATTCTTCCGAGTCCAAATTGTCCGCTTGTGATTACTGCAGCGTCAGCAGTAACATTCTGCAAAACTCTGCCGTCTGTAATGACTATATACGTGCCAATATTGAGGTCATTGAACTTTCCGTTTCCAGTTGCGATTATACTTGCACAATTAATGAAAGTCATAGCTTCAAGTGTACCGAACTTTCCGACGCCGCTAGCATATATGTCTCTCCATCTAGTCAGGTCAGCCCCTAAATCATATGTTGCATGTGCATTAGGTAAGAGGTTAATTTGAACGCCGCCACCTAGAAGTCTTAATGCACCTGAAAGCCAAATGTCACGCCACCTTTTCGGAGTAGCATTCTCTCCTAAATCATAAGTATTATCTATATTTGGAATGACATTGCCGAAAATCATGTTTGTAACTGCAAGGTTAACAGTCCAGATTTTAGCAAACCGCTTATCTGCAGCGCCTAAGTTGCCGCTTTCGTCAGCAACCGGTAACAGATTAGTTTTAAGTTCAAGGTTTGCTACTCCTGTACGCTTCAGCCAAGTGTCAAGAGCTGTACTGCCTCCGGGACCAAACTGAAGAAGCTCAAGATCCAATTTTGCTCTAGGATTTGCTTCTCCAAAAGTTTTCAGTTGAACATAACCATCTGAAGGCAGAAGCAGATATTTCGTGTTAACTTCTTTCCACCTGTAAGCGCTACTGCCAAGAATTCCCCTTAAGTCATCTGAAGGGTTAAACTCATGATCAACTACTGTGTTTGCAGCCTTATTTTTTGTTCTAAACTGAATGATTGCTGCTGAATCATTGAAGGGTCCAATAAACTTGGGAGCTATCCAGCCTTCAATTTTGTCCCAGCCGCCATCATCATCACTTGCCCATTGAGCGCCTGTATCATCTCCTGTTTCATGTCCTAAATGATGGTTCCCGAGACCGCCTCCGTAAGAAACAGAAGGTACTCCTCTTTTGCCAAGTTTTGTCCTAGCAAGTTTCTCTACTGTTACAGTTGTTGCCCGCAAGCCATAAAGATAGTCTGCTATCTGAGGCGGGACCTTCCCAAGCTCATAAGTTATTATGAGAGTTTGCTGTCTCGCGTCAACATGGTATTCTACGCTTTCAATCCGAAAATCAGAGTCAACATTCTCGTTGGGCAATTCAACGTGAATCTTGTCTCCAGGCAAAGAAGGGTCAAGAGCATAATCTATAACGCTGCTTTCAACAGTCAAGTATTCTGCTGGATCCTTGAAGTAGTCCAGGAGGGCTTTTGCTCTTAAATTACAGTCTAGATCGCTGTTGAGTTCTTCATCTGTTTCAGTAAATTCTCGAAGACCATAACTTGTTTGGCTTCCAGGAACATCTTCCTGCATCGCAGCATATCTTCTCCCTCCGAAATAGAGAGAGTCAACCCAGAAGTAGCCGCTGCCTATACCTGCAAACCAACAGTCAATACGAACAACTTTTATGGCGCTCCAATCAAAGCCAGCAGTAATAGATGACCAATCGCCAGCATTTACTGCGCCGACTCTAACATCTACTTTCTGCCACTCATTTAATCCAATATTAACGTGTTTCCAGGCTTGTCTCGCTGATGTGTCTATTAGACAGATGCTTACTTCCCCGCTGAAAGCTTGCTGGAGAGCAAGATAGAAACTTAAAGTCGGATACAAATTAGAGTTAACTTCTTTGCCTCCATCGATTGTGAAGACTGCACCTTCATAGTAAGCTTGAATTCCGTGAAGTTTGATACTCCCAGTCCCTTTGACTTTTGAGACTGTATCAAAAACGGGCGGTTCACCAGTTATTGATGTCCAAATTCCGTCAGTAGAATGAACTGCTTCAGTCCAGAGATCCTTATCTAGAGGTACACTCTTGTCAGCAAGGCCATAAATCATAATCTTGTTCCGGACTCTGTGAATATCTTTCCTGTACTCGCTAACTTCAGCGATCTCTGTTAGGCTAACACTACTCGTTTTGCTGTTCTTTGGGAAAAACTCGAACTTGCCATCAGGCGCCACACGAAAATCATAGCCGATTACGCCTGCCTTGTCACTGCTTTCAGCAATATACTTCAAAACATCCCATAAAGGCGTATCCTCATACTCAAGCAAAGTGAACGTCGTATCCGTGTCTTCTACAAGCTCAGTAGCGCTTCGAGTGTGACTAAGAAGCGCATAAGAATCCATCAAGTCTTTAACGATCGCTTCTCCCTTTTGGCTAGTATAAGTTTTTGTTACTACGCGACGGAACAGTTTTTCTCCCCAACATCTACCGCTTACCAGCATATAGTATTCATTTGGATTTGGACAGAAACACTTGATACTTTCAACTCTGCAAGTGATTAACTGTGGAACATTAGTACCTCTGCCAACATCAATGTGTCCATCAACACCAACAAGGATAGGTGTTGTTCCTCCTGGACTATACTCTTGGTCCCAATTTTGAAGGAGAAGGTCAAAAGATGAGACTTCTTTAGTACAGCCTAAATGAAGAACAAGATCAATAATGTCTCCTTGCGGGGGAGTAACAGAGCCTAAAACAGCAGCAATTTTGGGAATGTCGCTGCTCAAGGTTACTCAACGCCTTTACGGTATAAGTCTTCTCCAGACCGTCGAATACTGCGGCCTGAAGTTGGCGTTTCGGCTGCTGCACTATTGAAGTCTCTCATCCCTGAAGTTGCATTATTCATCTGTGAAGCGAAATATGACATTGCTACAGCTGCAGCGATTATAACTGCGATTCCGACTCCTGTTAAGGCTAAGAATGTTGCATGGCTAATGTTTAGAGCATTCTGAGCGGCTACAGCGATCCATGTTGCAGCGGCTTTGATCTTATGAGCTATACTTGTCGTTATACTCGCGCCTGCGTTCGAAGTTTCAGCTGTCGTATTAATTGCGATGCTAGCAGTGTGTCCAGTCGTTATAGTAGTCATAATTGCTTTGAGCCGAATCCATGCTCCCATAAGCGTTATGACGCTCATGATCGTGCTGATCCACTTGCTGCTTTCCTTGTCAAGGATCCCGAAATTGCTAGCAAGACTCGTGACAGCGATTCCCATATGCCCAACTGCCATAAATCCTGAAGAGACGCTTCTTAAGCTAACATTAACTGCTTCAGCTTTTGCTCCAACTTCTGTAAATCCTGTTGCCGAAGCCTTCAAGCTCTCACTCATGTTTGCTGCTGAGACGCTTGTCTGCTGAAAAGTAATGTTAGCAGCTTGAACTGAAGAAACATCTATCGGCGGGACTGATGGAATGTCAATAGGAGCAAAATTTATCGATATTGGAGAGCTTTCAATCTGAGCCTTAAGTCCTGCAGCATCTTCGCTTATGGTACTGAATGCTGGACTTGCCTGATTCTCTACGCTAATGAGGATTCTCTGCCCCGAAATCTGTGAAGCCATAACTCCAGCATCAGCAGCTACCCTAACGAATTCTGCACTTGCCAGATTATGAGCAATAATCGAGACTGCAAGTTCGTTAAAACTCATTGAAGACCAGCTCCTAACTTTGCAGCTTCTATCCCTTCAGAAATCATCTTCTCAAGTTGGTCAAGATACTTCTGAACTGCCGGAAAAATGTAGGGCTGAGCTCGCATATATCTAGTCCCGAATTCGACAAACAAAGCGTAAGTTGCCTCAGCGCCAATGCGAACCACCCAATCTTTGACTTGAGAATATATTGTACTCTGAAGATAGCCTGTTCTAACAGGAACTTTAGCTCTAGCTTCAGCCTTAACAAGTTCAGCCCATTCACTCAATTTCGCTCGCACATAATCCTGTAGTGAAATGCCTAACTTAGAGAGAGCTGCCTGAAACTGTTCAACGCCTTGAACTTGAAGGACTACTTCAACGGCCATAAGTCTTTGCTCCCCTATTTGCTTTTGCGAGTTCGTCTTCAGTCTGGAGATCCATCTCTCTCAGAATCACTAGGAACTGCTCGATACTTTTTGCTGGCTGCCTTCGGAGCTCGAGGATTGTCCATCCGAATTCTTTGCATAACCGAAACTCTGAAAGAGCTGCATTCGGTTTTCCTCGCTTAATTGCTCTAACAAAAAACGCAGTTCATCATGAGAGACACCGTTAAGTTTGTTGACGACTTTCGAGAAGAGCTCACCGACTTCTATCGGGACACCTTCCTCTTCAGCGAGTAACTTCTCGAGCGTTATCGGCTTATTGTCAGGCTGTTCTTTTAGGCTAGCAAAAATGGACTCTGCCTGGATCGCGACGAAATCGCTCATCTCAACCTGGCCAGTCATCTTGCTATACTTCGTGTGTTTCTGGCAGATCCTGCTCCTTCTTGCCCAAGTGATCTCTCTGAAGACGTACTGGCCAGCGTATTCTTTGCCGAAGTCTTCTTTGACATCTATACTTTGTGTCCTGATATCTTATCCGCTCCCGGTGATTGCTATTGTGAAGCTGAAGCTTTTCAGGCCTTTTGTTGCTTTGTCAACTGTTAAGGTGAAGTTGACAGGAATTATTCCTTCTGGGCTTATCTGTCGGCCTTCAGCATTCCATGAGCAGCCTATAAAAGTTGTTGCGTTTGCAGGGATCCAGCTTTCAGTGACCATAGTCACATTTATTGGGACATTACTTGTACTTTTGAGGTAGGCTAATGAATTCTTTGTTTCTCCAGGCTCAAGGAAGCCCCAGTCAATCATTGTCAACTCTATTGTGCATTCTCCATTTTTGAAGACGCTGACGCCGACAGACTTGATCTGTGCTGTGTTAGATATTCTGACTGTTGCAGAAAGCCAAGTATATGTTATGAGTGATCCGACAACGCTTCCAACAGCGACAGAAGCGAGGATGATAGCGATTGTTTTGTTTCTTGTCAGTTCCATCTAGATCACCTTAGCTGATGACGACGTCTCTAGCTGTGAACTTCACTTTTACGCTTACTAAGTCTTCAATTCTAGTCGGCGTTGCGACAGTATCCCATTTGCAGTATTTGAAAAGAGCGCTACTAACTGGGCCTAGGTCAAACTTGAGGCTAAATTCATTATCAGAGACCATATCGTCGAATTCAGTATCATCTTCAAACTCAAACGTAATTTCGCCGTACAGGTTTCTGTGACGTTCCCGGAGATACTTTATTAAGGAACTTGTTGATGGTGGACTTTGAATGCAAGGTACAGGCTTCAAGTTATTCTCTAAAGTCCATTTCCAATCAGTTACTTTAGTTGTTGTTACTTGAGTGCTTCCATCTGCGGCGCCGCGTGAAACTCCAACTTCGTTAAAGGCAACTGCTCCAGCATAATCGCCGTAACTTGCTCCAGCAATTTTTGCTGTTCCAAGAGAAAAACTTTTGCCGATCAATTCAACATTAGCTTTAATGAGGTCTTCAAGGTTACATTGAACGGTAAGTTTGTCAATTCTCATTCCTTTATACGTGAAACTAAGGATATTACTTGGAGTAGCCCACAAACTTTTGTAGTATATTGCCTCAATGCTTAAGCTGGTTAATGTTTGGGCATGCTGAATGAAACTGATCGGTGATTCACTGCTTAAGCAGTCCGGAATCTTGAGAAGAACGCGCTGGAGACCTTTCTTTATAGTCTGAAGATCTCTGCTTCCTACACCGCGAACCTTTATGAGGCCAGAATCAATACCTGGATCAACTGCTTCAGCGTTTATGCCGAGCATTGTTGGACTTGTTGGAGTAACTCCATATACGCTTTCAGCTACGAAATAGAGGCGAAACTCATGCGCTCCATACGTTTCTACGCTCATTTGTTTTTCGTCACACTCCCTTCTTTGTCACCTTTGATGACTGTGAAAGCTCTCATACTGCTAATCCCTCTACGACTGAGAGCAATTTTTTGAGGAGAATCCCTTTCAGCTTCGCATTCGGGCGGTTTTCATCAATGTAAAGGATGTATGTAGAGATCCTCATATGTTCATGGTAGCCTTTACCATAATAGGCTTTGCGGCTGTCGCAATGCATACATGTCCAATGAGGCCGCTTAAGATCTAGATTGCAGACTCCTTTCCTGCAAGCGAAACCGAAACTTAGGTGTATCCTGAACATTCTTGTTCTCTCAATTACTGTAAGATTTAGGAGACTGTTTCAAACATGTAGCCCTTAAGCTTTAGTTCTGTTTTCCATAGATAAGGCTTCGCATTAGTGTCGTTAAGTTCACGAAAGCTTAAGACGTCACAGAATGTTAAGCCTGTTACTTGAAGGGTACATTCAACGAAATCACCAGTTATTGAAGAGGGGTCGCTTCCATTACTTGGATATGTACTCCGGACTAAAACGTGGAGGTATCCATTAGCGTCAACATGGTTTATGAGGTCAGCTGTTAACGTAATAGTTGTTACTTCATCTACTGCGCTTGAAGTACCAGTCTGAGTATGAGTCCATGCGCTTGTTGAGTGGTCCCATATTTTGAAGGTTATACCAGGCGTAGGAGGCGGAGTTAAGCCAGGCTGAGCGCCTGTTCCGTAGCCTTCAAAAGTTAAGACTAACTTTTTGAGGCATTGTTCTCTTGCTTCAAGCTCTGAAATTGTTGTTGAAGTTGTATTTTTTCCAACTTTGAAGCTGAAGAGAAATTGGCTATATTTCGTGTTACTTGTTGTTAACTTGGTATGTCGATTATTATTGCTTGTCCAGAAATGTTGATAATCAGCTACAGATAATTCAGTCCACACTGTACTATTTGGAGCGAGTTCTGTTGCGTCAGCTCCTTCATATGCTTTGTGAGTTGTTGAATAATAGCCGAGACCATTAAAATTGTAGATTGTTTGGTAAGGCAAGTTACGGTTAGCTTGGATAACAGCTAATATTCCAGCGAGAGTTTTATCACGCATTTCTCGAGCAGGATCTATCTGAATAGCCCTATCAACTGTGTGAATTAAACATCTTAGATAGATCATTCGCCACCTTATAGTTGAAGCTAGATTAACCTTGTTAATATCTTCTGATTCAAGCCCAAGAGTCACTACTGCATCGTAAGTCTTCATAAACTCCCTGTCATAATGTTCTGGACTATAGAGTATACTAGCAACGCTTGCATTATTCCGAATGACGCTAACTTTCGTTTTCAAGAGCCGCAAAATTGTTGTCACAGGATTTTCAAGCTCACTCATGTAGCCATAAGCCTCCGTAAACTAAGCTGATAGAAATAGGGCACGTTTCCTTTTACGTGAAGCTGAATACTTTGGACTTCGTAGTCATCTCCCTTTCTTCGAATCTTATCATGGTTTCTGACAGGGATAAATGTGAAGCCGTTAAGATAGTCTTCAATGATATAGCCAGCTTCAATAATGACTTCTTCAGCGCGTGCTGGCTGCATGAAAGCTTTAATTTCTAAAGGATCTGAATAGGTTACGCTTTGGACTGCTTCTTGAATAGAAAAGAGCTCGACAACTTCACCATAACCTTCTAGAGCTTTCGTAAATTCTGTCAAGGGAGCAACATAGTTCAGGAGCATTCTTCCGATCCATGTAACGCTTGCATTAGCTTTCTGAGGAGTAACAGGCGCAAAAGTCCCGAAGACAGGACCCCAATACAGAAACTCTTCAGGGTACATGTCAACGATAAGACAGCTTAATGCATAGCTAGGCGGATCCCAATCTTTCCGGAGAGGAGCAAGGATGCCGATGCTTATTGCATCATAATATTCGCATGCTGGAAAGCGGCTTACTACATCAATGTAGCCAGGCCAGCATACAGCAGGCCAGTAAGCAGGATGGCTACCTGTTTGTTTGATAGCGTTTACATAGTCATAGATGTGCTGGACTGTTGTTGAAAATCCTTCGTAGTAATATAAGCCTAAGAGTGCGAAGCTGATAACATCATCATAGACTTCACTTTCAGTTAACCCTATTCTGTGCCATTCTCCATCGCCTGAAGGGAGAGGATCAAACCACATCCAGATATCATTTAAGCCTTCGACTAGGAAGTCTCGCGCGTCACTCATCATAAGAGTATATGTTGCTGCATTTGCAACGTCGTAAGTGTCATTGAGCATTTTCAAGCCGATTAAACAGTAAAGGTTTTCAACGCTCATACTTACGACCCAAACGTCTGAAGAGTCTACATATGTTGCGAAGCCCCCATAATACGTATCTTGAAGCGCTAAAACTGTTGGCTCATTCTGCATATTGAAGAGAAACGTTCTTCCTGCCAAGATAGCAGATGCCAGATGGTCAGCATCGCCTGTTAAGGAATATGCTTTAAGAAGAGCTGGAATAGCGCGACCTGCATCAATACTCCAGTATTCGTCGCTTCCTTCTGAGTTTACGAATCCTCCGTAAGCTTTCAAACCTGCATTTACGCATTGTTGAGTGATTAGCCAGTCAGCTAGAGACTGAATCTTTGCCAGAACAGTTGTCTTCAAGGCACCTGCCGAGAGAGTCCCATAATAATCATAGAAGAATTCGATTGCGAAAGCAGCTGGAAAAGTGCCTTTCCCATAGGCAATATCCGGATGGTCAACAGCTCCATCTTTTGCCACATAATAAGTGTAAGCAAGATTCGTCGTCATTGTCACGACATTTACGAGAACACTATCAACAGTATTCCATTCACTATGAGCACTGTCTTTGATTTCTACAGGCATACCTGCAAGAAAGAGAGCTCCATTAGTAACAGTTACTTCTTTCTGTCCAGCAGTTGCATCACCAGTAATTAATGCAGAGAGGACATAGTACCAAGGCGCATAGTAATAGACGAAATCATAGTATGCTTGTGGAAAAGTCATCTATCACTCCTCATCTGATTCAGCAACTTTGAACGTATCATTTTTGAGTTTCTTGATCGCCGCCTCGAGGCGCTTGTTCAAGATGTCTAGGTTAATGTTTCCTGCTTGGCCGCTGCTCTGGCTAACGCTGAAGCTTCCTATTGTGAAGCTTTGTCCGCTTGTTGCTCCTCCGCTTACATAGTTGGCACAGTAGATCGCTGCTAGATTCGTAATTGCTGAAGCTGCCAACTGAGTACAACTTGAATAATCTAAAGTTTGTCCGATTTCTGCGCTGATCTCTGCTGCAGCATCAACAAGGAATTTGGTGACTTGAGCATCGCTTATTGTTCCAACAGAAATGTTGAGTCTGCCTCTTACGTCATTAGGTGTGACTGCAACCATAAACATTCAACTCAGAGCTGAATATTCTATACTTCAGATTCTTTAAGAGCTTTTCCACAGTAGCAACTTCTTACATTACCTGAACTTTCATAGTGTCTCCTGTAGGTTGAGTGTAAGTTATTTCAAGCTGCGGAACATTAGAGCCTGCATCAAGCGCAGTTATCGATGCTCCATTGTCGTTTTCGCCTTCCTCATGGATGCCTAAACTAAAGTTTGTCCCAGCAGTCTTCGCTGCTGCAACAGCAGTGTTACCAGCAGAACCTAAAGTGTAAGCTTTGGCTCCTGTTGAGCGGAGGCCTGTATCATTATCAATGTATTGTGTTCCTGCTGCGCAAGCGTTATAGCAAGTTGCTCCAGTGTCACCAGATGGGTCTGCTTGTCCGTTACTGTTGTACGGGTGAATGTCCCATGTACCTGACGAGCCTCCTCCTATCGTGCAGTTAACCAAAAGGCGAACTTGAGAAATTATTGCGTCACTAGGCAAATTAGTCAATGGAAAACGAATAAAAGCGTGGATTGGAGCTTTGCTTATGGTACCGGCTCTTAATGTTACACCATTTGTTACTTTGGTGTAAATGTTGGTTATGTCGCCGTCATAGTCAGTATTAATAGTTAAGACAGTCAAGGCGAACCCTGTGCCGTAAGCTTTTCTATTGCTCCTTTAACGTCAACTTGAAACCTTACGGTTTTCCCCCAAGGCTGCTCATCATGTTCTTGAATTACCTTCAAGAATTCAGGAAAAAAGACTTGTTGGTGAGCTTCAAAGATTTTCTTGAGAACCCAAAAGTCAGCGTGAAAAACGCTTTGACTGTACATGTAAGAATAGCAGAGTTTAAGGAGCTCCTTGAAATACTCCATCTTTTCTTGTGCCCACTCAGTAGAATCTATAACTGCAACGGCGTAACTGGCTGATTTCACATAGACCTTGATGTCCTGTTCATCGTAACATTGAAAATAGATTACTGCCTTGATTGTTCCTAAGTCGTCTTCTACAATGCAGATGCTTGATAGGCGCTTCTCAAACATTAGTTTAAGATGGTCTAATGTTGCTTTCTGGTGGCAAGTCCAACATAAAGTTACTGTTTCGTTGTGAAGCTGCTGTTGACTTACTATCCAGTTTCCTACTTTGTCAACTTCAGAAGGTTTGCTCATACGGTAACATTTCACTAGAGAGTCACCGTTTGTGTTCCAATGACTTCGATAGTGACGTCAGAGCCTGCGATTGTGCTTCCGATTTGGTCAACGTAAACGCTGAATTCGTCAGCTTCAGCAATAGAAGTTACATCTGGAGCGCTACTTACAGCAGTCTTCTCTGTAGCTACAATCGTTGGACGATTTCCCTGTGTCGTAAAGATTGTTGTTCCAGCTCCTGTCCCTGTATGAACATCAATTATCAAGTTAGCGCCTGTTGGCGCAGTATCTATGACTAAACGGACTTTCGTGAGAGTAATTGCGCAAGGAGCTAATAGTCTCTGAGTTTTCTGGCCTGTTGTTAAGGCTCCAGGGATAGAAAAAGCTAACGTGATAACTGCTGTTTTCGTGTCGCCAGCAAGTATCAGTTTCTTCCATGTTGTCGTCATTATTGTTCTGTCCTTTCAATAAATTCTCTGACATCTTTTGGAACAGGTCTCCCAAGCCAGAACCTTCTAGCAGAATCTTCATTCAAAGGCTTACCTGAAACTGTCACAAGCACATCAGGATTATTAGCAAGCCTCCTCAGCTCAGGGATCTCTTTCTCGAGCCAAGAAAGCAACTCAAGAAACTCCTGCCTTTTCCCCATCTGAAAGAGCGTCTGAACCTTCTCATACAGTTTCTTCCTGGCAAACTTTATGATCAAAAGCTCCTTCATATTCAAACTTCCCAAATCAAAAAGCTTGATGCCTCTAACGTAAAGCTGATCAACTATTCGAGCAATCTGAATTCTACTCTCACTTAGGGACATGACCTTTCATCTCGGCTGGAAGCGTTTCTACAGCGATTCTTGATTGACTATCTATCTGAGCCTTCTTTTCACCGAGCATTTCCTGAAGCAAGATCTCCAAAGCAATGATTATTTCGTCAATATGACCTTTCTCAGCGGCTAAAGCATCAACTAGAGCATTATGAATATTCGCTATGCAGTCTGCTTTTTCTTCTCTCCACTCCTTCTCCCATTCTTTCCTGATTATTTCAACCCACTTCTCAAACTTCATATTATGAATACCCCCTTAGTCTTTCTTTTTCCCAAAAAAAGGAGGGAATTCTTAGACTACTGTACAGATGTACGGATGTAACTCGGCTGCGCCTGCGTGGAAGTAGATCTGCCCCAAAGCTGGCGTTGCTGGATCAGATGTTTGATTGTCAAGGCACAACGATGTTGCTTCATTCTTGGCAAAGTCAAGATCGGCTGATAAGGCTTCGATGTGTTCGCTGCCTACAACATCATTCGCTATGATTGCTGCAGCGTTTACTGAACCGTTTCCGAGAATGTGAACGTGGTCATGTCTGCTAGCGTCTATTGCTACTCCTTCAGCTGCAGTTGTTCCTACGTTATGTGGGTCTTGGTCGCTTAGGCTTGCTACTTCATCGGAAAACGCAAGTTTTTTCCATGTTGTCACCACTATATCACCTCCATTTAGACTCCGATGTAAGGATGTTCATCACTGAGAAGGAAAACTGCTTCGCCAACTTCCATAGTTGCTGGCAAATCATCAACGTTTTCGAAGGTGCACCCACCGCAGGCGAGCTCTCCTGTTCCTACTGTACAGACATAGATGCTTGAGTCAGTAGTTAAAAGTAACGCATAGCCAGGATAAGCATCAGCAGGCAAAACATCAACATCACAGATCTGGCAACATTTAGTCGCAAAAGGAACATTATGCTTTTCGTTCCCATGCATCGCTGTACTGCTACCGCCTCCACCGCCGCCGCCTGCTTCTCCATGATGAGTCTTAAGCTTCTGTATCTTCTCAAGAATTTCAACAGCATGCAAGCCGTCTAATTTGTCAGCGTCAAGCCCTGAACCTTCACCCTGCGGCAACAATTCTAGAAGCCGCTCTCCTTCAAGAGAAGCCTTAGCATCCTTAACTAATCTTTTAGTCTCTTTCAGGATTTCTTCAGCTTCAGGCATAAATGAATACTCTCTTTCCTTGCTTAAAGATTTTGACCCACAAATAATCTCGAGGTTTATCTATTGTTTCTTGATGATGTAGACTCTGGTTTCTGTCTAAGATTCTTTTGAACCATTCAGGAGTTAACAGCCTCTTTTGAATATGTAAGGGCATCTCAGCGCATGGTCCATCAGGGTCAGGGCAAGCAATAATTAATGTATGCTTCGCAACTCGGATGCATTCAGCTAGAAAATCTTGAGGATTCTCGAGATGTTCAATTAACTGATTAGAATAGAGATTCTCAAAACTTTCGTTACTGAAAGGCAAATGTAAACAGTCACCTTTGATGAAGTTAACAGCCTTCTCGAGGTCTATTGGAATGTCAGAAAGAACTATTTGACCATCACTTCTATGTAAAGTTGGTTCAGGATGTAGATCAAGATTCACTGAGCCTTGCGGTTTATGGCCGCAGCCGATATCTAATGTATTCTTGACAAGAGGCTTCTCAGGCAAGTGTCCACATTGAACATCACCATCTATCGCTGCTGTGAAACCTTCTCTCGCAACATCATACGCAAAATAGACATCTTCCCCCAGATTCTCTTGACACCGAAACTTAAGTCTCTCTATTACTTTTCGTTTAATAAGGATACAACTGCAGCCTGCCATAACTGGCCCTTTCAAAACATGATTCTGGACAAGAGCTTCAGGCAAGTACCAGACTTTCATGTTACCATCAATGAAGCCAGCGATAAAATCAGCTTCAGAATGCCTACGGACTACTCCATAAGCAACATCAACGCCTAAAGTATAGAGGCTTCCGAAAGCATGCTTAGGCACTTCAACATCTCCCTGGACTAGCCAGAGATAATCAAAATCTTCAACTAATGCCTTGTGAACGAGATAGTTTTGCCTGTTGACTATGCCTGAGAGTCCATGACTACCACAGGGGGGAGTCTCACAGACTTCAAAGTCAAATTCTCCATAAAACTGGATAGACTCTAAAATGGCAGAATGAATAGCAAGACTAAAGCTTGCATACCTGTCTTTTCTGCCAAGCTGAGGGATCCCGACTAGGATCTTCTGGTGAACCTTGACTTTTTTTTTGTTCCAGGCTCAGCCTGCTCTATCTCGTCTACTGGTTCCAATTCTTCTAAGGGTTTCTTGAGTATCTCAGGCTTCGGGATCACGATAGGCTTAGGAGCTTCAATAACTTCTAGAAACGTTTTTCCAACGTACTTATCAGGCAACTCTACAACGTCGCCATTATGATAGATTATTCCACCTATCAAGATTTTTGAGACGCCTTTAATTCTGAATTTTATTGTACCATCCCTCCTCTATAGTTTGATTGAAATAAACAAATGGGGGGTACGAGACGGTCTAACACGCTCCGCTTAAGTTAGAGTATTAATCTCGCATATAGCGGTTGGTTGAAGAATTCGCGGAGCTGCTACTTCGTAGACTTTTCCGTCGATATTCATGTCTTTGTCTTGCTGTAGGAATGTGTCTATATCTTTGCCGATGACGAGCTCAAAGTTTCCAGCGCTTGCGTCTATAACGAGGACACTGTCTGCAGCATCATCTGCTGCTGTGAGTTGTGTGCTTACGAAGACGCCTTTACTGCACATTTTCTGGACTACTTCCATGTGAGTAACGGCTGTGTTTGAGATTAGAGCATAGAGTTCGCCCCAGAGTACAGGCGGCAAGATTATCGCGTATGGGCCAGCATGTCCATCTGCTACGAGCAGTTGGATAGCTGCTGCGATTTCTGCTTCGGGTCCTGCGCTCCAGTCTCCACCGTTGCTTTCGTTTCTTCCTGTTGCAGTTGCTAGTCCTTCGAGTCCTAAGCGTTTGTACAGTGTTGTTTCTCCGACAAGAATGCATGCATCTTCTTCTTCTGCAACTTGTCTAGCTGCATTCTGAATGTTGATTGTGTCGATTGGCAAGCCTCCTCCTCTTGAAGCGATTAAGTCTCGCCACATGATTTGGAAGTCTTTACTGATTACTGGGACCGGAATATCGAATGCTGTCAACTTTACGGAGTCAATGTTTTTGCCTGTTCCGTAAAGGCTCAGGTTTGCAGGTGACATGTCTGTTGCTTTGTAGCCTCGCATGCTTGTGAAGCCTGCGTGTGGAAGAGTTGTTACAGGCATTATGCGTCTGCCGATTAGTTGAGGCCGAACTGCTTCAACTATCTTGGTTTCGATGTACCTGATTTCTTCGTCTGTTAGTGTTGCTGTGTCTCTGCCGACATTTCTTAGACTATATCCATTTTGCATTGTAGTTCTCTCCTATGAAGCGGCTGCTGCTTCTGCAGTGTTTGTCCAGATCTCAGCTAGGATGTATGCGATTGTTGTGACGTTGCTGGCTTCAAGGGCTTTTCCGATTGTACAGCCTTGTCCACCGATGGCTGCTACTGCTAGTTCTACTGCTAGGCCGTCGGCTCCTGTGACTAGAGTATCGCCGATTGCGACGTTTTCAGATGCTTTCAGTCTAACCTGGCAGATGAAGTGACCTGTCAAAACGAGAGCTGTTTCTCCTATTGCTTTGGTGGCTCCGATCGCTTGGTCAGGTGCACATTCGACAACTCCGACAAAGTTGTCGGCTTTGGCTCCTGATTCTTTGATTGCATGTTCATAAGTATCATTTATGACGAGGGATCCTGGGATGCATTCTCCTATTGTTGCGTTGGCTCCGACTTCGTATTCTTTGATTTTGCCAGCAATCATTTCGCATAATATACGGTTTGCTGGTTTCTGGTGTCCTTGCGGCATTATTGTTCACCCTGCTTTTTCCCGTAGAGACTCCCGACTGTGAGACCTTTCAGTCTGTCGGATTCTATAGCGTCGAAGTGGATGTTTGGACTTGAAGGTGTTGCTGAGTCAACAGCGATTTTAATGTTCTTCAATTCATCTATCGTTTTGGCTTGAAGTTCATCTACTGGCAACTTGCTGTGGGGGACGATCTCTTTGATTAGTTTGCTTTTTGCTTGAGCTGTCAGAACTTCATTAGCTTCTTTCAGTTCTACACTCAACTTTTCGATCATAGCATCCTTTTCTTGGATAGACCGTTTCATCATTTCGTTTTCTGCTGAGATAGCATCCATGCTTGCTTTCGCTACTTTATTCTGCGGTTCTTCAACCTTTTCTTGCTTTTCTGGCATATTTTCGTTTTTCCTTTTGGGTTGCTACTTCTAACCCGCCGTCAGTGGTCGGGAGCACACCATCCCGTGCTAGTCATATTGCCTCGTTGTGAGGCGCTACCGTTTACTTATGTCATTCAAGTGGTATGGACTCAAGAGGTCTCTTGAACGCTGAATCTCTTTTTCAGGGTCAACCTTTTCTTTAGGAAGAATCTTGTCCGGTTCTTTAGTTTCTTCGAAAGAATCTTCTTTGTGTTTGTCTACCCAAGCTTGAGCTTTCTCCATCGTCCAGCCTTTGCTTCTTTCAAACATGTAATTCTGAATTACTGTCGCACCTTGCGGGTCACTCTTAAACTTGCCAATGATCGCATGAATTCCTTCTCCAGCACTCAAGACGATTGTTCTGAAGCTCCCATCAACGAAGATGCCAGGATCTCTTACTCTGATCCGAACATACTCTTCTGTGACTTCAGGGTCAAACATTGCTTTTAATGCAGCGTCAAGTTGCATGCCGCAGAAGGGGCTGGGGCACCTGCCTTCAGGGATCCCTGCTGCAAGATGTCCAAACATTAGTTTGCGTTGAACGAAATCGTATTTCTGGCCGCTCCATTCGCCGGGCATAATATCTTTCTCGCAGAAGTATGCGAAACTGACATCTTTCTTTGTTCCAGCTTTTACAGCGTCTAGAAACTTCGGGTCGCAGGCTTTCTTAAACCACCTGATTTGACCTATGATTCCGTTAATGTCACTGCACCAGCGAGTCTTTTCTACTCTTCCCTGAATAGCTTCTGCATCTTCAACGAAGACTGTATCGATATGTTTCTCGCTGACGACCCAGGCGCCTTCAGCAGTGAAAGCAGCATTCTTTAATTCTGAAGCAGGCCTGTAGCCTAGTGTTGTTTTTCCAATGTGATCTTTGAATGGAAATATGCCTTCTCGAGCTAGAATCGCAGGGACAACTAGGTTTTCCTCGTTTTCTTCTATGATTTTTGTTCCGTCTATCTCTGCTGAAACTCTAACGAAATTGTCTCTCATCTTCATTATTCCTCGTTAGTGTGATTAGAGCTCGAGTCGACGCCGTGACTACGCCGACTCGAGCTTCGGGGGGCAGGCTTCTGGGTTTCTAGCGTTTTGTCAGTCTAATTCTAGCCTCATGCTCCAGTGGCACTTGCAATGAGTATGAGCTGGAATTCGCGGAATAAACTGGCCTACTCTATAGCGTCTTCCGCTTTGGAAGTCACAGTAATTGCATGGTTCATTGTTAAGATATTCAGTTACCCACTCAAACTCTCTAACTCCAGCTTCACCGCCGATTAATTGGATTGAATGGTTTATTGTTCGCCATACTATATCTTCAGATAGCATATCTAGCCTTAAGAGGATTCCTGCTTCACTTGTCCAGAAGCTTTCACTCAACCACTTTTCCCTTCATTGCATCCTTGAGTATCCGTTTGAAACTGTCCAAATATTCGGCAGCCATCATCACATATTGCCTTTCTCTTTCTGGACTTAATTGTGAGATTGGTTTTCCAGCCAAACTTCGAACATTCAGGAGCGTAACCTGTTTCATCCTCTGGACATATTCTTCAATGACTAACTTTGCGCCTAAAATGCCATCTTCAGGCGGCATTCTTCCAGAGACGCATTCACCCACGATTTTCTTGAGAGAAACAGCAAGGTCTTTTTCAACTTCACTCGGCGCTTGATCCATCAGATTCTTCTCTTGATAAGGAGCAGGTTGATCGAGAGGATTCTGCTGTTGTTGGATCTTCTTCAACATTTTCCCTTCACTATTCGGCAAAGCATCAAGCTGATACAGTTTGCTTCGTACTTCATCAGGAGTCATGTAAGCAAGCATTTTTTCTGCTGTTTGGCTCTTTAGCAGTTCGATTTCTGCTTTCGTTCTTTCGTCAGCTTCAAAGCCTGGATTCCAAACTATTTCATAGTCAGGAATTCTGTCTTCTCCATATTCTAGGGCTGCAATTCTGTTGATAAGATCACGGAGTAGAGGCTCTTGTGAAGTTTGAACGTCACTTATCATTTTGAAGTATGCTCGTTCATTGACTTCGCTTCCTGTTAGGGCTCCAGCTTGTGCACCACGAAAAACAGGCTCTGGAATCCCTGTTCCTCCGCTCATACTTTCAAGGCTTGGCTGTAGATAGTTGCTAGGGTTAAATGCTTGTGCTCCAACGCCTTTGAATTCGAGTTTCTTTGTTTGGTTATGAACGAAGTATTTTTTGGCGTTCATATTGTCAAATTGGCCGCTTGCGATGAAAGCGTCAATCTGAGCTCCTGTAGCGTCTTCTAAAGTGATGTCTGGAAAGCCTGAACCGTACCGTATCATAGCAAGAGCTACATTCCATCTGATGTAACGCAAAGCCATAATGTCATCGTAGACGACGCCGACTGCGCTTATGCCCTTCCAAGGATGATCAAAGATTCGTGTTGCTAAATGAATTGTTCTTGTGAAGTGGACTCTAATCGGCGCTACTGATGATCCGAAGTTGTACCATTCTGGAAGATCGAGCCGTTCACTGTTAGGCTTCTTGTCTTCTTCAACGCTAGTGACATGCAATTCAGAGTAAGCCTGCAATTCGCTGATTTCGACAGGAGATGTAATAGGCTTGCTTAAGTCTCCACCATAGTCACTGTACCGTAGAACGAGGACTGCCCAGCCGAAGAGCCTTTCAAAAGTTGTCAAGAGAGTAAGCTTTTTTCTAGCGTCAAGAGCGTTAAGTTTCTCGAGAATAAGCTTTTCAAATTCTGTGTCTTTCTCGTCACTTTTGTTTTTGATTTTGAACCAGTTGTCCCAGCAGTCATTTCCTACCATGAAGCTTATGCGGTATGCTGATCCTTCACGTTTAGCTCCGAAAACAAGGTCTTGGACGCTTATTGTTTCTTGTCCGAAAAGAAGATTGCTAGTTGGTATCCGAATAGAAGAAATGTCAACGCTTGAAGTATCCACGCCTGTTATGCGTTTGATTAAGCGAGCTCCTAATCGTTGAAGACGAGTAGGCTTTTTCTCTTCAGGCACTATCTTTTCACCAATGGCAATACACTATTATTAGTTGAGCTCCTGTAAGTACGATTCCGAGAGTTGTTGAGCAAGCTATGACAACATTTTTGAGGCTTCTGAAGCGTTCATCTGTTAGTCTTTGGCATCCTTCACGATAAGCTTTGCAGAGGTCAATAGAAACATTGGTAAGACTGCAGTGTTCAGGATCTGTACATTCACTCAATACGTCCCCAGCTTTGAATAGTAGAATCTCTTAAAGGGACTATGAATTGTTTTCCTTATAGCTTTTGTGCAGTTTCCGGAAGACTCTAAGTTTGCTTAACTGAATTAGAAGAGCTCTTCCAGAAATTTTCTGAGAGCCTGAACCTGAGCTGGATTGCTATAGTCAACAATAATGCTGATTGTAGCTATCGAAGAGATCGATTGTGAAACTGTTGAACGATCTAAAGATCTAACTATGTTATCATTCTTAGAAGGTAGTTCTGGAGTATATTCAAGATCAGGTTTTTGAATGACTTCTGCTTTTGGTTTACGTCCCCTTAGCTTATAGCCGCAGACTTTGCAGACTCTTAAGCCATCTAGTACCGCTGCACATTTCGGACAGTTCCTCAGTTCTTGAGTCTTTTGAGTAGCCATATTCTCTTGTCTCTTTATTCTCTTTAAAAGCCTATTGATTCTTAGCCGAACCTGAAACCGCCAACTTCAGGAACAGGCGTAAGAGGCAAAGCATACCGTAAACAGTCGCAAAGATGGTCTCGCTCTTTAACGTCTTCCTTGTATTCAAGGAGCTCACTTATCAGGTTCACACACCGTTTTGACGTAAAGAAACGAGGCAAACCATCCCCCGCAACTGTTAATCTGCTTCCCATTTCACGAAGGCCATCGTCTCTTTTGTAGTCATAAGGCCGCGCGTCTAACCCTACTTTTCGAAGTTTACTTATCCCTTGTGGGTGACTCTTATCACACCAGAAGATGCCGTTTCTCCATGTTTTCTGCATTTCTAAGGCTGCACTTGCCAAGTCTTCATCTGTACATTGTGTTTTATAGAATTCTTCAACTGCCCATGCTCTATTGTCTCCGTCAAAAGCTACAGCTAGAATCGCTGAAGGGTTTGTCCAGCCGAAATCTACGCCGAACCGCATAGATCGGATAGAGGCTTTCTCAATTTCTTTAACATGTATCGAAGTATCAAAAGGCAATGTGCCAGCTGCTACAGTTGCGAAGCGTCCATAAATGAATCTGTCAGCAAGGCCGCCTGTATGTGTTCTTATAATTTCATCAACAAAAGTTTTCGGAAGTTGCGGGTTTTCAAAGAGACTCCAACGATAGACGCGGCATTCTGAGGAAGTTGTCTCAGGATTCTCTATCGCATTGAAGAGAGGTGAGCCTGGCGAGTCTGGAGTCGTAGTTATCCAGACGCTTGGCGTAAAGGGAATTTGGCAGCGGCCACTTCCTCGTAAGCGTCTTAATACTGTTAGCCAGGCAGAGTCAAAATGTAGGATAAGCCTTGCTTCGTCAATATGAGCATAATCAACGTTTGGTCCTTCAGCTTTCTCTGGATCGTCTAAACTCACAAACCACCATTGACTACCATTTTTCCATTCTAGACAGTTATCTCCCCTGTTAAAATTTCTAATCAAAGGGTTTGAAGTGAAAGGGTAAGGGCAGCCGAGTAAGAGGCGCGATTCAAGAGTTGGAAGTAATATCCTTCTCATCATTGGGTATGAAGGCTCAAAAATGTAGCCGACACTTCCAGGATAATCTAGTGCCCACCTTACATCTTCAAAGAGTCCACACAAAGTTTTGCCTGCGCCTGTACCGCATGAGACTCCTCGCTGGCTATAAACGTCTTTGCCGCCGTGAAATTCCTTCTGTTTAGTATGGGGGCAGTAGAGAAGGAAGTTATGGCCTGAAATTAGGCGAGTTGACATACTTCGAAGAGCCTCTTCTGTCCCTTATCTACTGGCTCAGGCTGATCTTGGACTTTAGGAAGCTCCCGCATAATCATGTCGACATCTCCTCGCTTTTTCCTCATTACCAGACAAGAAACTTGCTCATGGTACTTATGGAAGATGTTCGGCACCTTTTTTCCGCAGTATCTACACTTGCTTAGCGGCACTCTTTTCTGCCCTCTGTTTTGCTGCCTCTTCAAGAAGTAACCGTTTCATTTCAGGGTCAGCATCGAATGGTGTTGAAGAAAGTGTTACTCTTGTCTCGCTTGGTTCTCGTTTGATTGCTCCGATGTTCTGTAGGATATCAATCAACTTTACATGTGTTTCAAGAATCACTCGAAGAGCGCCTACTTTAGCATTCATATTCATTGTGTTTGCATAGACTCTCCAGGCTTCTAATCCAACTTGACGAATCGCGCCTAAAGTCTGGTCTAGAATCGTTTCATCATCAGATCTTACGATAAGATGTATCCATCTCTTACGCCTTCCCCAGTCTCTCATTATTGCTCCAGGAGAGACGCCTTTAAAGAGAGGATTACGCTTTGCCAGATCTTTTGCTACTAAGTGAAGCATTCCTCCTCTAACCATTCTATCAAAAAGCTCTATCCTTCGTGCTAGCAAATTCTCATTCAATTTTTGTTCACACCGTAAAGAATTCTTTGTTTTTCTGTACCCATTCAAAAGTGATAATGTCAAAGCCTTCATAAGGAGGTCTCTCTTGAATCTCGCCTCTTCCGTCAATATAGAGAAGATCAGGATGCATCTTTCTGAATGCTAACCGAAAATCTTGTAAACATTGGAATCCGTCTCTTACTGCATCTTCATAAGTTATGTCTTTGAATCGTTTCCGTATTATCTTTGTGACTTTTGCTTCTCCTATTTTCATGCAAGATTTAGTCCTCAGGTCCCAATAGACGATTAAGATATCTCCAACTTTGATAGGCTTCTTTCGTTGCTTACGAATAGTCTGTAGTTTTGAACCGTTAGCGAGCCTTTCTTTCAAGACTGAAAACCCTAGAGAAGGCAACGTGAAGACCTCTATGTGATGGGTGTTTGAGGACATTCTTGTCTTCGCATCCTAAAAATTACGTGTCTACCTTCTCGAGACTTTCTCATATAGCCCATTATGGTTAGTTGATTCAAGTAAGATGATTCTACTGCTCGAGCTTTATGTGTCCGTTGGCTTATATTCTCAGCTGTTCCAGCTTCTAAGCTTTCTAGTGTGAAGTATGTTTTGATAAGGTGTGAGGGGAGGCTTAAGAGAATAAGTTTCTCGTTCTGTGTTAGTTTGATTGGAGAAGTAAGCAATGTTAAGATTTGGTGGAGTTCTTTCTGGAGATCGTTAAGTTTGTTGTTTAGGCGTGCATATCCGCGTAAGATTCCTTTCTGTGTTAAGAGATTTTGTCTAATCTAAGCAGCTCTCCTGTTTCTTGTTTTCTGGAATGTACCGAAGTGAAACTGTGATTCTTTTTTCGCTTGAGCCTGTGTAGAGATTCTTGAAGTTTCTCGAGTCAATTCTGTTGCCTCTGCCTATGTGTCGTATCTTCCAGTTTTTCAAGCCGCCTCTGACTAGCTGAGGATTGCTGGTTATGATTGTGAAGGGAAGCTTCGTTTTTTCTGTATAGTATTTTGCCATGAAGTTCAGGAGTCTTCTGCCGACGCCTATGCCTTGATAGTCTGGCAGGACGACAAGCCTGCTAACTCTATAGTAAATTGTTCCCATGTGGATTTTCATTATTGCGATGAACGCTATCGGTTTCTCTTTGTAGATTGCGACATAGTTTTTTGTGAATGGATTGAGCTGACCGCTTAGATAATGATAGTCCCTAAAGATTCTCCAGACGTCACCGCTGCAGCTATGAATCCGAATCGAGATTTCTGGTCGCACTCTTTTTTTTTACTATACTCCATTGTGTCTGTTGTAAAGACCCAGTCTGGCTCTAGCCAGTTGACAACATCATAATGGCAAGTTACAGCTATGAAACGCTTCTTAGATTTTCTGATTGCCTTACTAATCGCAAAGGCTGAGACTTGAGCAACTTCTCTATCCACAACACTTGTGAATTCGTCAAAAACGATTAGGTCTTGCTCGAGGACTAACGCTCTTGCGATGTCAACGCGCATTTTCTCTCCCTGGCTAAGTTGATCGTAACTTTTGAGCCAGTCTGGGGGGCTAGCGAAGCCGACGCTTGAAAGAGCCTTTGTTATGTCTGATACGCTCAGGTTTTCTGGGAAATCATCAAGGATAGTCTTATGTGTATATTTGAAGCCGCAAATGTAAGCTTGTTTGAAGAGGTCTTTTGCTATGCTTGTTTTGCCTGTGCCGCTGCGGCCTACTATTACGCCGACTTTCCAAGAGTCATCATCAAAGGGTATGTTACCTTTGAAGCGTTTTTCGAGTTTGCAGTCTAGAAGAGAAAAGCTGCCGACTACAGATTGAGCTCTGAAAGAATCTGTATTCTCCCAACTTTTTACAATGTCGAAAGTCGGCATTTGAAACCTCCCTTTATTGAGAAAGCATATGCTACTTGTTGAGCATGCTCATCTTCACATTCAATGACGACTTCCCATATTGGCTTAAGTTCTGCTGGTATTTCATTATCAGCTTTATTAAGAAGCCTCTGGAGTTTTTCATCACTAAGAGCCAGAAGATTCTTCAAGTCTTCTCCTTTCCCTAAATCCATAATTCGCCGAAATTCTTCAGCATCAGCGTCAGGATCATGTTCACCGTGTACTTTGTTAAGAATCTGTCTAAGGAGGCGGCGGTCAACATCATCAACATCACAACGAATAACTTTAACGTGTGAGAGGCCGAGCTCTCGAGCGACTGTTAACCTCTGTTCTCCATCAGCGATAAGCAAGTCTTTATTCGTAATAATCGGGATAAGGAACCCGAATTTTTCGAAACTATCTCTCACTTGTTGAAGTTGCCTTTCACTCATCCGATTAGGATTCTGTCCATCAACTTTAAGATCTTGGATCTTAACGATCTCTTCCCGCGGAAACTTCGTATTAGCCATTCGTTCTGCTCAACGCCAATACACCTAGCGACTTTTTCGCTTTTAACATTTGTCATCCGAAATCTTTTAAGGCAATAGATTCTCTAGAGATTAGATAGGAAGAGGCAGTTAGATGTTGAAGCGAAAGCATAAAATGATGCTTGACTGCAATGGACCAGACAAGCATTCATGTTGTGGGTGTACTCATTGGGTAAGCGCCCTTCCTGGATATTACTGTGAAGAAATCGTCAACGCTAAAAAAGCTAGAGAGAGTTAATTAGATGGATCTCTTAGTTCTTTTGGCTCTTGTTGGAGTTACCCTAGTTTTAGTCGTTGTTGTGATTATTGTTCTTTTGTGGGTTGCTGCTAAGTCTTATGAGATGGGCTGGAATGATAGAGATAGAGGCGTCTGGATTGGTGACAAAGAAGAAAAGAACCCTTAAAGAGAGAATTGCTCAAACCTTCAAGATCATTCTAGATATACCTAATGACCTTCCAGGGCTCCATGAGCTCATTTATCTTCTATCTTCAATAGGTACGCTGCGTTCTTCAAGTATTCATAGATGGTCACCTTTGAAGATTTCGGACTTTCATATATATGATAAACCAAATTATCCAGTCAGAATCGATCCTTTCTTGGTCTTCGCTGAAGTTACTTTAAAGTGGAAATGTAAGGATTGTACAGCTAGCAAAACAGAAAAAATCTACTATGAACTCCCAGGGTTAGGACACCCATATTTACCTGAAAGGTATTGGCGAAGAGAGCCTAGAACAGTAAGAGTATATGTTCCTACTCTTTCATTTTGCGTTTCTACTTATAAAGCAAGAAAAGAAGCTGAGAGATTAGCTAGAGAAGAAAGCAAGAAACGTAGAGATGCTGAAATGAAAGATTATGAGGAGAGAATAAAGTTTACGAGAAAGTTTACGAGTCTTGAAGAGCAGATGAATCTAGCTGAGTCTCTTTCTTCTGAAGCTTCTAGGAATATTCAGATTGCCCGTAACCTTAAAATCTTGAGTTCACGTTCACTTAAACGGAAGTCTCGAAGGTTTCAGGTTGCAGTTTATCGTCTTGTTGAACTTGGTTATAGTCCTGAAGACTTTAGGGAACTCACTATAAAACATGTTAATCTAATGATGACGTGGTATAGAGTGAAAAAGAATGCTTGCTTAAATGATTCTTCTTGCGGTATGAGGGAGTTTTTTGAATGAAGAAGATTAAAGACCCACAGAAAGGATACTGTCCCCATTTCGGTGAAGCCATGGACTTGAACGATTGTTATTTCTGCTACTTCAAAAAGGTGAGAAAGAAATGAAATCTTTAACGCATAGGGAAATCTTGGAAGTTATTCCTGGCGATGTGTGCCG